TAGTTCCATTAAGTCCGTCTGTTGGTCTTACTGCTACGTTAGTTCCGTGAAGTTTAGAAATTCCATCCTCTCCAACATAGTGAAACAAGTTAGCATTAATCAAAGCAACTACATACTTATCGTAAAACTCTCTAGGCATGAAGATAGAAAGGTCTGCTCTATCTCTAATGTTTTGAGGAATTTCCAAAAACATTGCTTGAAGAATAGCAATAATGTTAGCAGTAGTTACACCTGTCGCAACTGTTACACTTCCTGTATTACCGTCTACTGGAGAACCTGCATCTATAATCTTAGCCCACCCATCATAGTAAGAAAGGTTGTTAGTCCCTGAACCAGTATCTCCTTGCCAATCAGAAATCTCTAACTGTTTTTTAAGACCTTCCATTTTTTGCTGCATATAAACTGCATCAATTTCAGACGGCAAAACGCTATCTCCTGCTGCACCTTTTTGCATATAAATTTGAGTGTATTTACCAATCAAATCTTTAGCGCACAAATCTTCATACAAAGCAATATCTCCTACTGTAAGAGTTCTGTCTGTTAAAGTTGTTGCCATATTTGCAGAACGTGTACAGTTCGCTCCATCTTGGAAAACGATAGTAGACGCTAAAAAGTGAAGTTTAGAACTTCCTTTAATTCCTGTTTGTTTCGATGCTAACGCTGCTGTGTTAGATGAAACTTGTATTTGTGCTACTAATGGGAAATCTTGATTCTCAATATATGCAGCCAATCCTGATACTGTAAAACTCATAATTTAAAATTTTTATTTAGGTAAAAAAATGTTTGTTTTCTTTGCTCCTTTCGGCTTTTCCGTTGGTGCTTGTTTTGGTACTTCTCCGAACTCTACAAAAGACTTCATTACGATGTCTTTAATTTCATTCTTTGCTTTTGTTAATTCTGCTGCAAATAGTTCTTTTAGTTCGTTTGCTACTGTGTTAACCATTTCTTCACTAGCGAAGTGTGACTCTTTAACAATAGATTCAACTACCTTTTTAACTTTTTGCTCTTGCGTTTCCGTTGGCTCTGTTGCCATTGGTACTTCATCCTCTACTACTACTTCTTCCGCTGGTATAATTTCAGTAATAACCCCTTCAACTGTTACAAACTTAGAACCATCCGCTAGGGTATGTTCTGCATCTGGCGCTACTGTTGGATTACCTTCTGCATCAATTACAACTACTGCCGCTCCTACCTCTAGTGCGGGTTCAATGTTAATCAATGTACCATCTTCTAAAGTCGCATCCATAAAGGTATGTTCAACTACTGGCATTTCTGCCACTTCTTCGCCAAACACGATTTTTTTAATCTTTTCTAAAATATTGGTTGCTTCCATATTGTTATTATATTTATTTAATTTATACTTGTAATATTTTTAAAGACTTTTTAACAGTTCGATAACTTTCCTTAGTTTCTGCTCATCCTCGCTTTCTTCTTTTACATAACTAAAAAAGCCCTCTACCGAGAAACCTTTAAACTTACCATCTCTAATTAAACCCCATACTTTGTCATTATTCACTCGCATACTTCCCCACCAAGAACCATCAGGAGCATCTTCATAACCTTTAGGTGGTTCTACACCTCTTGCTCTGTCTATTAGTAAACTTTCAAATACAAACACATCTGAAAGCCTTAATTCTTCCTCATGCATTAAATTAGTATTTGAATTAAAGCCGTTAGCCATAAACTTAAATACTATGTCTTTAATAACATCCGCTCTAAATATTACATTATGCTCTCCTAGTTGATCATTGTTACGGTAGATAGGTTTATCAGCAATCATAAAATAACCGCTTACTATTCTTTTATCTTCATCCTTTACTTGAAACTGTAATTTAGTTTCTTTGAAAGCCTGCCAGTCGCTTTCTATTGCGGGACGGTCAACAAGTGCAATATAATCTACACCGCTTTCTTCTTTGCTATCTATTATTAGTTCGTATGTTTTCATAATTCTATTATATTATTATTTTAATTAATTGTACTATCCTACTGTTGCTTGTGCTTCATTTACACTAACCTTATTTTGAGTATTGCTAATATCTTGTTCAGTTACATAAACTTTAGTAGGCTCTCCTATTGTAGTAGTAGTGTTGGTTACTTGCCCTACGTTTGCACCTCCTGAACCTGCTGACGTGTTACCTAAAGAACTCGGTGCGCTTCCTCCACCTGTTGAACCGTCAAACTTTGTGTTTGCTATCTTTACTATATTGGCTAAAGCGGTTGCACCGTTAATTGCTGCTAGTGCAATATTAAAAGGGAAAGGAGATGCTAAAGCACTTTGGACGGCTTGTATTCCTGTAATAGTTGCTTCCGCTATTTTCAGAGCCTTATCTCTTGCAAAGGCTTTCTTTCTTATTTCTTGTTTCTTCGCTTCATTGTTACCTGCCATTTCAAGTTCAGCCTCCATTGCTGTATTATTCAATGTGGTTAAAGAGCTTATTAAGTTTGCTGAGTTTTGCAAATCCTCTTTTTGCTTTTCTAGTTTTGCTTGTCTAGCAGCCTCTTCTATTTCCGCTTGCTCTTGTGCCGCTTTTTGCACTAAAGCCATATAATCTAAATAATAGTTTTTTTCCTCTTCTATTAATGCTATGCTTTCTGTTTTTCTTCTCTTTGCTCTCTCTATTACATTTTCGTCATAAAGTTTCTTTTCTTCCTCGTTGCGCTTTTTAGCCGCATCGCTTTTAATCTTCTCTTGCTTAATGTTGAATATCTCTAGTTCCTTTTGTTGGTTGTCTAAATTATCTACTAAAGTTTTTAATTCATCATCTTGAAAAGACCTAGCAAGTTCCTTTTGTTTCTTTAGTTCAAACTCCATAGTCTTAGTATTCTGCCCTTGAAGTTTTGCTATTTCAATATTCGCCTGCGTCCTTGCTGCTGCCTCTTGAAATTGTGCGTTAATTATTTGCTGCTTTAATTCAATTTCTTTCTTAGTGCTTTCAATTAACATGTTTATCTTTTCCAACTCTAAAGCAGAGGTGCTTTCTCCTGCCGCTTCTCTTTTCTTTATCTCCCAATCTATTAACTTACCTTTCTCCGCTACACTCTTTCTTTCCGCTTCTAAAGATTCTTTTAGTAACTCTTGTATCTTTTTATAATGAGATGCCTTTTCTTTATATTCCGCTTTTATTTGTTTAGACTTTTCATTAAATATTTCTCTTTGCTTCATTTGCTCTTGGCTCTCTATTACTCCAAGATATTCCAACGCTTCCGCTATTGCGTAGATTATACCAATAAAAGGAAATAATATTGATAGCACAATCTTAACACCAGCACCTAAATTCTGAAATTGATAGTAGGCTTTTTTAAGCATGTTAACGCCTGCCATAACCGCATTAGTAACCTTATCGAAGTTGGCTATAAGTAAACCTATCAATACTACTATTGCGCCTATTCCAGTAGCAATTAGTGCAAGTCTAAACAGTTTCATTCCAGCCGTTGCAGCACTTGTTGCAGCCGTTGCCCCTACCGTTGCGCTTGCTCTTGCTGCTTCGCTTGCTGCTAATTGTGCATTGGTTACAAACGCTCCTGTCTTTAAGAAGTTGCTTATTTTTTCAACTACATTCTGTGCTATTGTAGAGTTAGTTAAAAGTTTGTTTGCAGAACTTACTCCCTCAATAGCACCTTTTAACCCCATAGATAACCCCATAGCAAACTCTATGTTCTTTGCTACCTCTTGCATTGTTTCGCTATCATCTCCCAAAAGAATAAAGGCGGCTGAAACATCCCCAACTGCACCCGCTACACTTCCTAACTCTGATGCTACTTGCTCGTTATCCAAACTCTCCATAGATAACTCTAAGTTTTTGACCTCTCTACCTGTTTGGGCTATTTGTGCATTAAGTTGTTTAAACTCTTTAGAGTTAATAGGTACTTTTCTAATCTCTTCATTTAACCTTTCAAACTCTGTTTCTAAGTCGCCTAAAGATTTACTAGCCTGTTTACTGTCAACCTCTACTTTTATTCCTACTGTTTTTTCCATTTTAAATTATTTCTGTTATAACTACGTTCATATCTGTAACTGTTATATTGTTTGTTCCTGTATTATTAGCACAATGTATTTCTATATAATCTCCTGATGAGTGTTGAACTACACAACTAAAAGAAATATTTTCAGCTCTACCAGAACCATTTGATGTTGACTTTGTTCTACTTGGA